CGAAAATGTTTCATGATGAGCGGCAGATGAACCCGGATATTTATAATGAAGCTTGCGAGGTCGTTAAGAACGTGATTATTACGGGACAGCCTACAATTGGTGGTTGGATGTGATGTATAACGCAGAGCTAACCGGGCGCGGCCCGAAGGACTTGAACAATGAACAAAGAACCAAATGGCCGCGCTCCGGTTGAGCGTACTGTTGGGCCCCGTGTGGTGCCGATAACGCTGAAGCAGGCGCGCGAGTTTGTGGCGGCACACCACCGGCACAACAAGCCGCCCGTGGGCTGGAAGTTTGGCCTTGGCTTGCAGTTGGGTGAGTCGCTGGTGGGCGTGGCTACCGCTGGCCGCCCCGTGGCGCGGCACTACGACGACGGGCTCACCCTGGAAGTGAACCGCACATGCACCGATGGCACGCCGAACGCGAACAGCATGCTCTACGGGGCTGTGTGGCGCGCGGCCAAGGCGATGGGCTACAGGCGGTGCATTACGTACACCCAGGCCGACGAGACAGGCGCAAGCCTGCGCGCCGCTGGCTGGGTGAAGGTAAAGACGCTGGAAGCCCGCAAGAGCTGGTCCGAAAGCAGCGTGGCCCTGAAGGACAAGCGCGACCCGGTAGGCAGTGGCGGAGTTCCGCGCGTGCTGTGGGAGTGCCGTATTCATGGGGCCTAACGCAAATTAGACAACTTCTTAGGTGCATATCATGACAATTGTCTAAAAATACACCTGTTTTGCCTGTCAAATAAACACCGCTATATTTGCAGTGTATTTTAGTTTAAAATCAAAACCATAAATATCAATTATGGTGTGGCGATGAAACCTAACGAAGATTACAACGAGTATTGCAAGCGATGGTCAAAATGCCGGGCTTTTGCATTTGGCGATGAGCACGAGATAAAAGAGTTGGCGTGTGAAGTCCTGCCGATGCTTGTCGGCGAGAAAAAAGAGGATTACACGGCGCGCGTTAATTACGCCCATGTCGATAATAAAGTTAGTGCATCGATGTGGATTTATAAGGGGTTGGCGTTCCGAAAGCCGCCAGTTTTGTCACAAGTCACAGAAAAGCAGCAGGCGCTCTTAGACAACCTGGACGGGCGCGGAACAAATATAGTCGAGTTTGCAAAAAAACTCCACGCGGAACACTTGGCCGTAACTCGTTATGGTTTATTGCTTGATGCAGACCCGGGTATCGAGGGTGAAAGCCTGGAGGATTACAAAAAACGCGGCGGCCGGGTAAAAGTCTGCTTTTACAGTGCCGAGTCAATCCTTGATTGGAATTGCGAGAATGGGCAGCTCAATTATGTGCTGCTCAAAGAAGAAAACGGGTCAGTAGAGTTTAACCCGGCTGATGGCGGCTTTAAAAAGTCTGAAGAAGAGATTTACCGGACGTTGGACATTCTGGATGGGGTATACCGTGTTATGCGCTGGCGTAAACGGCAAGATGCGGCAACCGCGGGCGGTAATGAATACGAATTGATCGATGCGCCCACATACCCGGAAATGGCCGGGGCGGTGATGAGATTCATCCCATTTAAAATTTACCCGGATGTTGAGCCTTCGGTGCCCATGATTATGGGCCTGGTAAATGCCAATATCGCGCATTTGAAAGCTGATGTCATGGACGCCAATCTTTGCCGATTGATTGCCACGCCGACGCCAGTGCTGGCCGGATTCAATGAACTTAACGATCCACAGAAAAAAACCGAGATTAATTTAAGCGCAGCGATAACGACCAACAACCCGGCGGCAAAATGGGGCTATCTGGAAATGGCCGGAAACGGGGCGGCGGCGATCCAGGCGAGAATGGCGCGATTGTTGGATGAAATGGTGGCTGAGGGATCAAGTCTGCTCAGAGAGTCACCAAAGGGCGTAGAAACAGCAGAAACGGCGTCAATACACGCAATGGGCGATAACTCTAAGCTTGCCGAGGTTTCACTGTCGGTCGAAAGCGCTCTGAATTGGTCTGTAAATCTATTGTTCCAGTGGTCAGGTATTTCCGATAACAACGATTTCAAAATTGAACTGAACCGTGACATGATGCCGTACCCGATGACGCCGCAGGAACTCGATAGTTTTGTCCGGGCGCATCAAACCGGGGCGATCAGTTATCAAACGCTGTTTTACAATCTGAAGAAAGGCGAGGTGATCGAGAATGGTCGAACGATTGACGAAGAACAGGCGGCAATAACTGAGTTGCCGTAAAATTGATTTTAATCTAAAAAAACAGGAATGGGCATTGGAATTGTTGTAAAAGATAAACGGTACATAGTCGGTTTTTCATACAGCGGAGCTTCAACATGCTTCCCTACTGATCTTGATACATCTGATTTTATCGAGTTACAAGTTATCGGCAGCCCGTGGGCAAAATTTATCGATAAAAAAACTGGTGAGGCTCATGATTGCGAAAAATATCACAATGAGATGTTTGCTTACGGGATTAAAATAGTCGATCAAACGATTGAGCGATTGAGTCAATGGTACAAATAATAACAAATTAACCGGATAAATTGGAGGCCGTATGGGGTTTAGAAAAGTAGGTGAAAAAACAAAAGTAATATCTGTTGAAGAACAATTTTGTGATATTTGCGGAAAAACCATGCCAAACGGACAATACCCAAAACTAGAACTGGAAATAGAATGGAAAGAGTTTAGATATGATGGGGATCAGGCAGCTCATTTTGATATTTGTTCGTTTGATTGTCTCGCAAAAAAAGCAACTGCTCTTAAAAATTAACCGGATAGCTCGACGGAGCAACAAGCAGGCGTCGTTACCCTGTTTCCGGTTAACCATTCATAACGATTACGCTTCCACGCTTCAAGTATCACGGGGGCGTTGACTGAGGGGATGTGATGCAATTAATTTGTGGCTAGGTTATGCAGGCCGAACATCGCAATCCTGAGCGACTGCCACATTATTTTTCAGGAATCAAAATAGGAATTGAAAAAATTAATAAATTATTGCCGCTAGTCAAAATCACTTCAATGTCGTCTGTTGAAATTGCTGAATTGACTGGAAAAAATCATGGTCATGTTTTGCGTGACATTCGTAATATGATTGCTGAGTTATCAGACAATCCAGAAATGGATAGTATTGATTTTAAAGGAATTACTTTTGAATCAAACGAAAACGGTCAAACAAAGCAAGCGATTTTAGATAAAACGCACACACTGTTATTAACAACGGGTTACTCAATCAAACAGCGAAAGCTAATTATTGAGCGTTGGCAGTTCCTTGAAAACGAGCTTGAAGTATTAAAAACCCGCTCGGACACCAAGAAACGACAACTTGAAGCAATGGAAGCGTTAAGCCATTTGTTGCCCACTGATTTAAGTGAGGAAGAGTTAAGCTACATCAAAGCAAACACGGTGGTCAATAAGGCTGTAAGTACGCTGTTTGGCTTTCCTAAAATGCTTAAAAAAGCAGAAATGAATGACGACATGGTACATGTGCGCGACACCGTTTTAGATGATTATGTCGCCTTGTTTGAAGTGTTACAGGACAACGGATTAGTCAAAGATGCTATTTATGCTAAATGGCAACCAAATCGCATTACAGTTGATGCTGCGTTGCATATCACGATTATAAAATGCCCACATCAATAGACGACAAAATCATAACTGACTCGCTCTACCTAAACCGCTTTGACGCTCAGCAGCGGAAAGAGGTAGAGGCGCTGTTAAAGCAAATGAAGCGCGAACTGTTGGCGATATTGTCTGAAAAATACCTGCTTGAAGCCACAAAACGGCAGGTTCAGGCGCTAATAAATGAAACCGATGCGGTGATAGACAAGTACTACAATCAGGCCGCGACACAGCTCGATATTGAGTCGTTATTTATGCACGTAGTCGGTACCGCGCAAGCGGCAGTTCAAGCGGCCATCCCGATCACAATAGCCGCAGGGTTGCCCACGGTCGGACACATGAAGTCTATTATGTCGAGTGTGATGTTTGACGGGTCGCCGTTGGCTGCCTGGTGGGATAAGCAAGCTTCAGACGTTAAGTTCAAGTTCGGAGGGATTATCCGTCAGGGCATACTCCAGGGCAGCGACTACGGAAAACTGATAAACCCGGTTAACGAATTGCTCGATTTAAAAGCCAAGCGGGATGCGTTCGGCTTGGTGCATACCTCGATTCAAACTGTTGCTAATGATGCTAGGATGGCCGTATTTGAGGCTAATTCGGATGTGATAAGATGTTTAGTACATCTATCAGTTCTAGATGGGCATACTTGCCGTCAGCAGTGCATACCACGCAGCGGTAAGAAATGGACGGTTATAGAAAAAAAACCGATTGCGCCGAATAAATTCCCGTTTAAACAAGCGCCATTGCACGTAAAATGTCGTTGCCTCACCTCAGCGCAGTCAATATACACCCCCAAAGAATCCACGCCAGGATTTGAACGTGCAAGCTCAATCGGGCCGGTTGATGCAAAAATCACGTTTGATGAATATTTAAAGCGCGTGCCACCGGCGCAGGTCGAAGAGATGTTGGGGAAAGGTCGTTATCAACTCTGGAAAGATGGTAAGATAACGACCTCGCAGTTGTTGGATCAGACGGGGCGTGAATTGACGCTAAAGCAGTTGAATGAGAAATACGGGTAATTCTTCGTGGCTTAGATTTGAGCCACGAATTTAAGAATGCAATGGGTAATACGAAGCCTGGATCATGACCAGCACCCGAAAGCATGGTGAGTTGCGCCACCTTAAAAAGTCCTTTAATACGTTCCTGGGTTGGAAGCGCATGACAGCTGGAAAGACAGCGCTCTATATTTCATTAGCCATTGATTTCAGCTAACGCCCTACACGCAACCGCACCGGCATTTTCAGGCATCAAATCCTTATTGCTTAACCCCGACCACTTTGCAAGTGCCATCATGCCCCAACCGAAGTTTTCTGGAGGCTTATTGCCCGCCATGCAATTAGCCCACGCCTCCAATGCTAACGCACAAGCAACGGCCTTTGCTTCGTTACTGCACGGTTCAGCTTGGCCTAATAGACTATCAATTTTCCCGGTTGTAAAAACGTCGCTCCATTGGGTGTTGATTTGTACTGTACTCATAAATCCTCTCTAATTTTCATGTTTTCTCAAAACGAGCTTTGGATGCGTCCCAGTCACAAGCCTGAAATACTCAAGCGTGGCGAAAGGGATTTCGGTTTTGCGTTTGGTCTGGCCTTCCCAGACTTGCCATGTTACCGTTGCAACCTGGACAAGTTCGGCGGCTTCCCTGCAAGAAAGGTTGGCGGCTATCCTTGCCGCCTTTGCTTTGTTTTCGGTCATCCGGTCAATATGCTCTCATCTAATTTAATATTAAGCTCAATCGCCAATGTTTTAAATTTTTCGAATGTCTCATTAGCAGCATCTAAACGATTTTCGGATTGGGATTCGCAACCTGTCCACTGTGTCGATGGGTTTGTAATGTAGGATTTGAAAAGCGGCCCATTTTTTGAAACAGTCAGGCTATAGCCGTTCAGACGAACCATTCGTTGCAGGTTTACCACTTGCATATCTATCTCACTAATCATTTTATACTCCAAATTTTAGTCTACAAATGAAGGGTATTCAGTCCGTAAAAAAACGCCCTGTTCGTTTAAAAATTTGTTTGCTAGTTATAATTTGCTCATTTTAGTTCTCCGGTGGTGTTATGCCGCGTCCGTGCGGCGGGGTTGGTTTTTTTTACAATGCGTTGTCAAATTTGCCGGTATGCGCATTTTTAGTAAACATCATGTTGAACGTTTTCCGTTGTCTGCCGACTGGTTTGCTGGTGGCAAAATAAAAAAAACCGTCCAGTCCTTTTTTAATCAAGAAAGGCTTTAAATGCTCTCCGGCTTCTTCTTGGCCTGTTATTTCAAAGTCGCGGCCTTCATAATTTATTATCATCATTTTGTTCCCCTGGTTAGTTTCTTGTTTTGATGGCTCTATTATATACATTGTATATAGAATGTCAATAGGGTAACGAAAATAAATAGGTAATCAAACCTATATAAAACAAGGCGGGAATTTGTTATTGTGGCACGTCGATAATTAAGCGAGGTGTTAGTATGAAAAGGTTGCTTGTTTTGTGCGTGGTGTTGGGCTTGGGTGGGTGTAGTGCAATATTCAATGTGACTAAATACAAGGGGTGGGAATATGTCCGAATTGAAAACAATATCCCTGATAAAAGTTGTGTGTACAAAGTGCAGGAGTCTTGCAGCATGGAGTGGAACCAATGCCTGGACTGGCATAAAAAACACGCAATAACTTATGGAGCCAATACGGTGGTAATCACGAAAAGCGAAACGATTAACACCATTCGCGCGGTCGGTGACGAGAGAACAAACACACTGGCCGAGTATTATTATTGCAACGGCGCTAAGAACATCAACCCGTCTTAAAGCGCAATGCGCACGCCGTTCTACTGGTTTAACGTATTAGTCCGGTTTTACGCGGCGATAGTCAGGTTTGTTATGCAGGCGCTTAAGAAATTAATACGCCCGCATTGACATATTTATTGTGTGGGGCTATGCTTTGGTCAGAGTCTTCAAAAGCTCAACACATAGCGGAACCCGCACCCGATAGACATGCGGTATTTTTTTGCCTACCCGTTTTCAGCTATTAGGAAATTCCGAATAGTTCATCTTGTTTGTGGTAGGAGTGGCAACAAATATATTGAATAGTTGTCGCGGCGCTATGTGGCCGTTTTGAAGCTCCTATCACTTCCTTTTGGAAGTTTTTAATTCAAAAAAACATACATAGGCGATTTTATGACTACCCAGGTAATTTCAGCATCATACAACGATGCCATTTCTGTAAACTTCACATCCGACGCTTGGTTTAATGCTACCGCAGTCGGCAATCATTTCGATAAAGATGCAAGATTTTGGTTAAATCGGCGTGATACAGTGGAATATATTTCGGCTCTCGCCGATTCCCTCAATAATTCCATCTGTGACTTTCTGCAACAGTTTAGCAAAATCACAGAGTTGGATGGAGAATCAGCCGCATCAAGAGCAAAACTACTAAAGTTAGCCAAGCAAACCGGGTTAGTTAGGACTAAACCGGGATCAATTGAAAATGGCGGCGGTTCATGGTTTCACCCAAAGCTTGCAATTGCATTTGCTCGTTGGCTTGATGTTCGGTTCTCAATCTGGTGCGACATGCAGATAGAGAAGATTCTGCACCCGGCGCAATACGGCCTAAAGCAACTCCCAAGCCTGCCCCTAAAGAAAACCCAGAAAGCCCTGCCCGGCTGTTTGACTGTGGAAACCCAAGACGACATCAAGCAACTGATTAACGATCGCGCCGCCGAACTGCCGCGAGAAAAACAAGCGGGCTTTGTCATCTCGATGTGGAGCGCGTTGGGCAATCACTTTGGGATTAAAAAAGCCGAAGGTGACAAAACACCCGCTTACAAACATATCCCCGAAGGCGCACGGTTGGAATGCCTGTCACTGATTGCCCGCTTGTCTGTTGACGACCTGGTGACAATGACAAGGGACGAGTTTAATCAGCTTAAAGCCCTGCCAGCTCCCGAAGCCAAAACCGGCGAAGTCCTGCCCAAGCAGCAACACGACAGAATTACCCTTGAGCTTACACCACTGATAGACGAAAAACCTCGTTACTTGCTGATTACCCAAATGCGCGACAAATTGACGACGATTAATACATTGGCCGATGATGAGCAAGTGATGACTATCGATAAAGCCATCAAGGAATTGAAGCACAAAAACTATGTGGTATTCGACAGAACAGGCGTGTCAGTCAGAAAAATGGTACTGGATTACATCCCGGCGCAATTCCTGCCGGAAATGATAGAGGCCGCCGCTCAGAGGTTGCAGGCGATTGAGCGTGGGAAATTGGCGTCATAATACTCATATCTGAATATTGAAACTGATGTTTTAAACTTTGCTCACCTTATTAGCGAGGTGAGCAATACAGCATATTGGATATTGAATTATGATCGATAAAAACAAAGAGTTTTACCCCACCCCATCATCCCTTGCATTCAAAGCCAAGGGCCTTTTCAAAAACAAGAGAATTACCCGGCTATTGGAGCCGAGCGCCGGACGGGGCCATCTGTTAGAGCCATTTTTAACCGGAAATAAGCATTATTGGCCTAAAATTGACTGCATAGAACTTGATTTTGATAATCAGGCGATACTCAGGGCTAAAGGGTTGACCGTTATTGACGCCGATTTCATGCAGTTTGATGGCGCATCGCTTTACAGTCACATCTTGCTTAACCCGCCGTTCAGCCAGGGCGCTGAACACGTCATCAAGGCTTACAACCTGCTTTTCAATGGTGAAGTGGTCGCTATCGTCAATGCCGAAACTGTTAAAAACCAATGCACAAAGGCGCGTCAATTCCTGTGCGGGTTGATTAAAGATCATGGGTCGGTTGAGTTTATCGAGTCGGCTTTCACGGACCCCGACACGCTGCGCAAAACCAGTGTAGAGGTTGCGCTAATCTGGCTTGAGCGCAAGAATGACATCAAGGCAAACTTTACCCATGGCCTAGAGATTGATAAGACTACCGGCTTGCATTACGAAAACCGGCAAGAATTGGCAATAAAGGGCAATGCCATCAGTAACGCCGTAGCTGTATTCAACGCGGCGGTAAGTGCGCTAAGAGCGGCCTCAATAGCCGGAGAGGAGGCAGATTATTACAGGGCGCTGCTTGGCAACTCACTTAATCAAAGCGCTAACCCTGTCAACGTATCGCCTGAATCATTAACCGAGCGGTTTAATGCCGGGTACGACAATCTAAAAAAACGGGCCTGGACCAATATTTTAAACTCGACTGAGTTCGGAAAATATCTGTCCTCAAAAGCTTATGAAAAACTGGTTTCCGACTTTGAATCAATCTCAAAACTGAGCTTCACTGAGTCGAATATCCGGGGATTCCTGCTTGGCCTGGTCAATAGCCAGGGTGAAATTAATGTGCAAATGCTGCTCGATTGCTTTGATGAGATCACTAAGTACAGGCCAGAAAACAGGGCATATTACCGGGGCTGGAAATCAAACCAAAAACACAAAGAACAGGCGTTCAGGGTTATGATGACGCGGTTTATTATCCCGGCCAAGAACTTTTACAGTGAGCGCCTTGATTATCGGGACATGAAAAAGCTTGAGGACTTCGATAAAACTTTTGCTATGCTTGAGGGTAAGGCGCAGTGTGATAGATCACTGCACAATCTGTTCGATAAGCGTTTTGATGAATTAAGGGGCGGCAAGCGGGTATCAACCGACTATTTTGACATCAGGTATTATTCAGGCATAGGAACAATACATTTTTTCCCGACAAACAAGGCGGTAATGGATCGTTTAAACCGCGTGGTTGGTAAGCACCGTCAATGGTTGCCGGAAGACGAAAGCAAAGCGCCTAAAGAGTTTTGGAAACAGTACAACCAGGCTGAGGCAGTGACAAAAGCGATGGTCATACCACCACAAAGATACGGCAATCAGGTTGATGATGAAACGCTTGTAAAATCACACCTTAACGCGTGTGCGTGCGTTGGGATTGATGTTTCTGGGTTGTTGGCAAGTTGTTAAACAGTAAAAAATAACAAGGCCCGGCTAGTCCGGGCTTTTTTGCGCTTTAAAGGAAGCTCCGGGCACCCAATAAATGCCAAGAATGCTTTGTATTTTTTCAAATGCTTTATTCTGTGCGGAGTCGCCGTTTTGGCGTTGGTCTAAGGCGGCATAGTATTGGTTTATAGCTACAATTATTTCGTCAACATTTAGTTTCGGCTTTGTAATAAATTCTACCGGCTAAATTTATGGTATTCCATAAGCCTACTACCGCTAGTGTCCATAGCAACGAATTGTTCATTGGATTACCACCGTTCCCCTGTTCGCCAGTATGGTTTTGTTGGTTTTGGCTTTGGCTTTTCGCGCTTATTAGCAAGCTTTTTTAGACCTTCAGCAAGGATTTTCATGCTTTCGTTGCCTGTTTTTAAAATGTTGGCTAGTTGGTTGAGTGCATAATCAACAGCAATAACATCACCGGTAGCTGCTATCAATTTTTCACGCAACTCATCGGATATAACGATTTTACCGTTTTCAATTTTTACATCTGTTTCGTTCATCAAATAACTCCCGCAATTTATCCGCTGTTTCGGATTTTATTGTCACGATCTTTCCGTGACGAGTTTTACCTCTCACATACCTGCCGACAGTATTCCTGTCGATTCCCAAATGTTTTGCCGCTTTCCCGTGAAATCCTGACCCCCACAACAAGGACGCCATTCTAGTAAATTCTGCGCTTTTCATTATACCTGCTAGTTGCTGCTTTTATACAGCAACATTGTACATCATCCATATCAATTTTACTGCAACGATATAACATTATCGTTAATGGCCGTGCCATAGTCTGAGACTACCAACAAGCAGAGAACAAAATGACATTAGCAGAATTACTAGCCGCTAACCCGGATGCACAATCCGAGTTTGATACGGCGATTAAATCAGCGGTAGAGCCGTTGACGAAAAAACAAGCCGAATTGCTGAACGAAACAAAAACAGCAAAGCAGACGGCGAAAGAATTACAGGCCGCTTTAGCAGAGCTAGGCGACATCGAAGGCTTGAAAAAGATCAAGTCAATGTTTGAGCAAAACGAAGAGCTAAAGCTATTCGCCGAAGGCAAGCATGACGAAGTTTTCAGCAAGCGAACCGAAAAACTGAAGGCGGAACACCAAAAGCAGTTAGACGCGATTCTGGCCGAAAAAGAACAGGCGCTTCAACGCTCGAAAGCGTTTGAGTCAAGAGTTCTGGAATCCAAAATCATGAACGCGGCGCTGCAAGTGAAGTCGCTGAATCCCGATTACATGGAAGACATTTTACTCCATGCCAGGAACAAGTTTTCGTTAACCGACGACGGCGAGGCGGTATTAGTTCAGGACGGCCAAGTGGTTTTAGGAAAGGACGGAAAAAGCGCTTACTCACCGTTGGAATGGCTAAGTGACACAGATACGACAGGTCGCTGGCACAAACCGGCGAACATAGGCGCTGGTGCTCCGGGTAATAACGGAAACAGGCAGTCAAAACAAGATTTATCACATTTACCCCCTGAGCAAAGATTAAACGTTCTTTATTCGCAAACCACAGGGGCAACATAGAACAGGTGAAAAATGGCAGCATTAACGCTTATTGAAGCGGCAAAACTTAACAACGGAACAGAGATAGAGCGAGCGATCATTGAAATATATGCAGGATCGTCAGCTATTTTAACGTACCTTCCTTTCCGCTCAATACCCGGCAATGCCTTGGCATATAACCGTGAGCAAACCCTCCCCAGTATCGGCTTTCGTGGTGTAAACGAAAGTTATACCCCATCGGTCGGGATTCTTAATCCGCTGACCGAAACGCTGGTCATTGCAGGCGGTGAAATCGATATTGACCGATTCATCCTGCAAACCCAGGGCCGCGAACAGAAATCCAGCCAAACTTCAATGAAGCTGCGCTCCCTTGGTCTGGCCTGGACAAAGAAATTTTTCAAAGGCGATTCTTTGAGCGACCCCCGCGAGTTCGATGGCTTGCAGGTGCGTGTAACCGGAAACCAAAAGATTGCAGCCGGTTCAACCGCGAACGGTACGCCGCTATCTCTGGCAAAGCTGGATGAGGCTATCGACCAAACGTTTATGCCTACTCACATGGTTATGAACAAAGCCATGAAGCGACGGTTAACTCAGGCTGTTAGAAATACCAGCGTCGGCGGTTTCATCACAATGGGCGTTGATATGTTCGGAAAGCCTATCGAAATGTACAACGGCCTGCCGATTCTGACTGTTGATTTGGATGAAACGGGCACATCAATATTGCCATTTACCGAAGCGGCCACAAGCGGCACAGCAACGGCGACATCTATTTATATCATGAGCATTGGCGACCAGGGCTTAACCGGCATACAAAACGGCGGTATGGATGTTCGTGATCTTGGCGAATTGCAAACTGCGCCGGTTGAAAGAACCCGTATCGAATGGTACTCGTCAATCGCCGCATTCCACGGTCGTTGTGTTACCCGTCTTTGGTCTATCAGCGATGCCGCTGTAGTCGCGTAAGGAATAACTATGTCTACATATTCAAATTTTACTTATGACGCTTCGCTGTCTTTAAAAGCGGCTGGATTGGTTGCGTCAACCACAACTGAAACAACAGTCGTTGATTTGGGTGCCGGTTTTGTTGACGGCAATTTAGTTATTGACGTTTCTGCTGTTGAAGTTGCAAGCACAGATGAAATTTACCTCATCTGCCTGGAAGGATCAAACGTTGCGGCAATGACTAGCGGCAGTGTATGCCTTGCTCAGATTGAAATGGGGAATGCCACTGCTCCAGCAGATGCCGATACAGGAACGGGTCGTTTTGTGGTGCCATTCCGCAATGAGCAAAATGGAACAATTTATCAATATGTGCGGATTTATACCGAAGTCGCGGGAACAATTGCGACCGGCATTAACTTTGCCGCCTTTATTGCAAAAGATGGTGACTAAAAATGGCTTTTGTAACGATTTATGACAAAGACGGCCAATCGTATCAGAAAGAGTCTGTTGACGCGCGTGAGTGTTTGGCTGTGGGTGAATACTTCAGCCAGCCGCCGGTGGTCGATAAAGCCGACGAGGTTGTTGAAGAAGCGCCGGTGGTCGATAAGGTCACTAAAGGACCTAAGAAAATCGACTAGAAATGACGATTGTAGTCGAGGACGGCACAGGTTTATCTAACGCGGTTAGCTACGCAACGGTAGCGCAATACAAAGCATATTGCGACGCTCGCGGCATTAGTTACTCAGGCGTTACCGATGCCGTCATCGAGCAATCGTTAGTTAAATCCACTGACGCAATGGTGCAAATGTATCGAGCCAGATGGAAGGGTTATCGAAACACAGCTACTCAGGCGTTGGATTGGCCTAGGTCAATGGTTTACCTGGAGCCTTTTGTTTTTGGAGCTGTTGGCAGTTATCCCTATTTAGTCGATGACGCAACAGTACCCACAGAGGTTATCAACGCCTGTATAAAGCTTGCGATTGAAGTACAAAGCGCGGACCTGATAACCAACCTCGAACCAGCTGTTATCCGCGAAAAGATCGACGTGATAGAAGTTGAATACGACATCAATGCACTGCCCTACACGCAATACCGCGCAGTGGATTTGATGTTACAGCCGTTTTTGAGTGGCGGCAATGGGCAGCTGCCGATAGTCCGTTAATGGGCGTTTACGACAGGGCAGAGGCTACCGCGCTTCGATTGCTCACTAAATATGGGCAATCGGTCACGGTAACAAACATTACAACCGGCGCTTATGATCCCGACACGGGAACCCAGGCAACCACGACGGCGACAACAACGCCGAAAGGGTTGCTTACCCAACACAGAGCGCAGGACGTAGACGGCACGATGATTATGCAGGGCGATAAAAAATTACTGCTTGATGCGAGTGCTACGGTTAAGACCGATGACACGGTGACAGTAAACAGCACGGTTTATACCGTTGTCGGGCTGAATGAGATTAAACCGGCAGCAACGCGGGTGTTGTGGATTTGTAATGTGAGGGCTAGTGCATGAGTAAAAAAATCAAATGGCTTGATAGAGCCTTGATTATTTCGCCGGTGCATTACGGGCTTTGCAAAACTGAGAAGGCATTTAAAAAAGAGCTAAAGCGGCTTGGTATTAAGCGCAAAAACTGGCCGGATTATTTGGCGACAACACATGCCAATGCAACTGTTCATTATTTTGAAAAAGACGGCAAAACAATTGCCATTGTTTGCATGGGGAATGCCGACGACAGGTCTCCGAATGAAATTGTCGGGTTATTGATTCATGAGGCCGTACATATTTGGCAAGAAATAAAGGCGAATATCGGCGAGGCTAATCCAAGCCGAGAATTTGAAGCTTATTCGATACAGTGTATCGCTCAGAAATTGATTGAGGCGTATTCAGATGAATGAAAATACTGACGACTTTAAAGAATCGCAATTGGAGCCGTGGTTTATCAGGCGGTGGTGGCTAAATTGTAGAGTTACCACAATAGATAACATAAATGGTTCTTGGGTAGCAGCATCAGAACTTTATGTGCCGTGGTGGGCATGGCCTTTTGAATTATTGCACAGGTTAATATTTGGTCGAGCATATATAAAAGTTGATTAATGAGCTTCTCAATTGACTTAGCCGCTTTCGGTCGTGAGCTTGAAAACAATCTCAGAAGGCTTGAGCGCGGTATTTTGATTGGGGCCGGTGAAGAGCTGGTTATCCGCTCACCGGTTGGCGATCCCACTAATTGGGCGCCCAGCACACCAGTTCCACCCGGCTATGTCGGCGGACGTTTTCGGGCCAACTGGCAATATGGACTATCGGTTAGGCCTTTGGGCGACTTGCCCGATATTGACGCCAGCGGCCAGGTATCGAAAGACCGGATTAATACCGGGGCATCACAGATTTATAACGCCGGTAATGTGCATTACATCACCAACAACTTGCCGTATGCGCAGGCGCTTGAAGATGGCTGGAGCAACCAAGCCCCACCAGGATTTATTGTTGCTGCAACTGTTTTGAACTGGCAACGCATAGCCAACGAACAAGCCCGATTGATTAACCCATGAGTTTAATAAAAATCAGGGCCGCTTTAGAAAACACGCTGAACGGCATAACACCCGCCTTGGCTTCAGTTTGGGAGAATACAAAATACACGCCGGTTACCGGTACCCCGTATCAAATAGTGTATTTAAAAGCGATTCCTGAGCCACCGGTCGGCAGTTGTCGAGAAACGATTTACAACGGCTATTTATACGTCCGGCTGATGTACCCGCAAAGCGCCGGGGCTAATGCAATAACCGCGCGGGCCGAGTTGATTAAAACCGCTTTTAACCTGGGCTCATCGCACACAAAAGACACGGCGACCTGCATTATCAACGAGACGCCAGAATTCAACACAGAAGGCAACGACGGGGACCGGTTCACCGGCCTGGTCAAGATACGATTTTACACTAACAGAATATAGGAATTTACCAAAATGACCGTAGCGAGCAGTTTATTTGAAGCCGTCGAAC